GCCGGATTCTGCCAATAATAACGAGGCGCACAAGCGCACCGTCGTCGTTGCCGAAGACGAATCCGTAAACCGCATGGATTTGGTCGCCATGCTTGAGGATAACGGCTATGAGGTCGTCGGAGAGGCCGCCAACGGTGAGGAAGCCGTTGAACTGACCCGTAAGTTCCGCCCGAGCGTGGTGTGCATGGATGTCAAGATGCCTCGCATGGATGGCATCGAGGCCGCTGGCATCATCTGTGATGAGAACATCGCTCCGGTCGTCATGCTGACGGCATTCTCCCAGTCTGATTTGGTCAAAAAGGCCACGGGCGCTGGCGCCATGGCGTATGTCACCAAGCCGTATGAGGAATCCAAGCTGCTGCCGGCTTTGGAAGTCGCCATGGGCCGTTTCGCCGAAATCAACGATCTGCTTGACAATGTCGAACGTAGCGAGTCCAAACTGCAGGAAACCGAGGAACAGCTGAAGAAGGCCGAAGAGCAGCTGAAGAAGGCCGAAGAAACGCTGGAGGAGCGCAAGCTCGTCGACCGCGCCAAGGGCCTGCTGATGGACAAGGCGGACTTCTCCGAACAGGGCGCTTTCCGTTGGATTCAGAAGACCTCCATGGACCAGCGCATTCCGAAGAAGCGTCTGGCCATGGCCATCATCGCCAAGTATGGCGAACAGAAGTCGGAAGCAGAGGATGAGCGCTAACACACCAACTGTGGAAGGCACTTCACGCGGAACGCTATTGGTCGTTGACGGCCATTCTTTGGCGTTCCGCGCTTTTTTTGCCTTACCCGTAGAGAATTTCAGTACATCATCAGGTCAGGCCACCAACGCGGTCTGGGGATTCGCCACCATGCTTTCGCAGGTGATCGATGCCGAACATCCAGACCATCTTGCCGTCGCATTCGATGTGAAGGGCGGCACGTTCCGCAACCAGATGCTGCCGCAGTACAAAGGAACTCGCGACGCGGCCCCCGAGGAACTGCTCAGCCAGCTGCCATTAATCCAGCAGATGCTGACGGCCTTGGGCGTCACATACATCGAAAAACCCGGTTACGAAGGTGACGATGTGATCGGCACGCTCGCCAGCATGGGCGACCAGGCAGGCTACCGCACATTGGTGCTGTCCGGCGACCGTGATGCTTTCCAGCTGATCAACGACAACATCACCGTGCTGTATCCCGGCCACCATTTCAAAGACCTCAAACATATGACCCCGGATGCCGTGCAGGAGAAATATCATGTCTCTCCCGCGCAATACCCGGATCTGGCCGCCTTGCGCGGAGAAACCGCTGACAACATCCCCGGCGTTCCCGGAGTCGGCGACGGATTCGCGGCCAAATGGATCAACCAGTACGGCGGACTTGAGCAGATCATCGAACACGCCGACGAGATCAGCGGCAAAAAAGGCGAAGCCCTGCGCGAAAACATCGAACAGGTCAAACTGAACCGTTCCGTGAACGCTTTGGTTCGTGACCTTGATCTTGGCGTGTCGGTATCCGACCTGACATTTGGACAAGTCGACGCTGGTCAACTCGACAATCTATTCACCAAGCTCGAATTCGGTGTTCGGACCAAGAATCGCGTGCTCAAAACGTTCAATGCGGACAAACCATCCGGGGACGTGCACGAATCCAGCAAGCTCGGGCTGCCACATGTCGAAGACGTCAACGATCCGCATGTGGTGGAGACATGGGTCCAAAACCATTTCCCCGTGGTGCAGGAACATCTGCACGAACGCCATGAACGCTCCTCCAACGACATTCCGGAATTCGGCTTCGAAATCGATTCTTCGACCCGCTGCACGGACAAGGTGAAACAGTCCTGGACGCTTTACGCCGAAGGCACGAGCAAACCCGGAGAAGCCTCTCTTTCGGCATTGATGATCGCCGTGCACGGCGAAGCCATTCGCATCGACGTATTCAGTCCGGATATGGTGCAATGCCTGCAAAGGCTGTTCGACCGCTATCACCATTCCATGGTCGTGCACGGTTACAAAGAACATGCGCATCTGCTGGGCAGCATCGGCGTGGAACTTCCGGAACCATTGTTCGACACCAAGCTCGCCGGATATCTTGCCCACCCGGATTTCCATGCGGACACGCTGGAACAGGCTGCGGCCCATTTCCTTGATCTGCACATCGAAGCACAAGCCGAAGCCGCGACACAGGGGACCTTGGACTTCGACGAGCCTGAGGAAACCGATTCCAAGAACGACGAGCTGATACTCACCCGCACCGCAATCGTGGGGCTTTTGGCCGAATATTTGGCCGGTGTGCTGGATAAGCGCGAACAATTCGGTCTCCTCAAATCCATTGAGCTTCCGGTCTCTCAGGTCCTGCATGGCATGGAACAGGTCGGCGCCCAAGTGGATATGACACGTCTGGTGCAGATGCGCGACCAACTTGCCGCCGACGCTGCCCAGGCACAGGGAACGGCGTGGCAGTTCGCGGGGGAGCAGGTGAACCTGCAAAGCCCCAAACAGCTGCAGAAGATCCTGTTCGAAGACATGGGATTGAAACCGACGAAAAAAACCAAGTCCGGTTCATACACCACCAATGCCGCGGCATTGCAGACCTTGCGTGACCGCTCGTACGATAACGACCGCGCATGCCAGTTCCTTGACGCGTTGCTGATGCATCGTGAAAAGAACAAGCTCAAGCAGATCGTGCAGATGTTGATCGACGCCACAAACCGTCATGACGGTCGCATCCACACCACTTTCGAACAGACGGTGGCGGCCACCGGACGATTGAGCTCCGTCGATCCAAACCTGCAGAACATTCCGAACCGGGATCCCGCAGGTCGTGAGATTCGATCCGCGTTCGTGCCGGGAGAGGGCTTCGAATCGTTGCTGAGCTCCGACTACTCGCAGGTCGAACTGCGCATCATGGCCGACCTTTCCGGTGATGAGGCGTTGATAGAGGCCTTCCGCTCCGGCAAGGACTTCCATAAGTATGTGGCCAGCTTGGTCTACGGCATTCCCGTTGACGACATCACGTCCGATCAGCGTAGCCACGTCAAGGCGATGAGCTATGGACTTGCCTACGGTCTGAGCACGTATGGACTTGCCCAGCAGCTCAAGATCAAGCCCAAAGAAGCCGAATCGCTGAAAAACCAGTATTTCGCCACTTTTGGCAAAGTCCATGAATACCTTGAATCGCTTGTCTCGTCCGCACGCGAAAAAGGATATACCGAAACCATTTTCGGAAGGCGCAGGTATTTTCCCGGTCTCAAATCGCCGAACCGTGCCGTGAGGGACGCGGCCGAACGCGCCGCGTTGAACGCGCCTATCCAAGGCTCGGCGGCGGACATCATGAAAATCGCCATGATTCGTGCGTATGACGCACTGCAGGAAGCGAACCTTGAAAGTCGCCTCATACTGCAGATTCATGATGAACTTGTGGTGGAGATCGCGCCCGGTGAGGAGAAGCAGGCCATCGCGCTGGTGAAGGACGCCATGGAGCATGCCGTCACCATGGCCGTTCCGTTGGACGTATCGACGGGCATCGGTTCCGATTGGCAATTGGCGGCCCACTGATCCGTTCCCGTCGGATAATCGAAGGCTGATTAAAAAAGAAAGAAGGAAGATTGTGGCAACGTTGAAGCAGGTCGTGGATGTGCTTGAAACGCTGTATCCGCTGCGATACGCGGAACAATGGGATGAGCCGGGACTCATCGTGGGAGACCTTCGCCACGACGTGCGCAACATCGCGTTCGCGGCGGACCCATCCATGGCGGTGATCGACCAGGCTATCGCCGGAGGCATCGACCTGCTGATCTGCCACCATCCGCTGTTCTTCCGTTCCGTGCATGCGGTCTCCGGACTAGGATTCCGTGGTGAGATCGTCCGGAAGCTCAACCTCGCCGGTTGCGCGCTGTGGGTTGGGCACACCAATGCCGATGCCTCCTACCGAGGAGTCGGCATGGCCGCCGCCGACGCGTTCGGCCTGATCGAACAGCGTCCGCTGGTACCCATCGAAGATCCGAAAGCCGAACATCCGGTCGGATTGGGCCGTGTCGGCCGGTTGCAGGAGCCGATCGCATTGCGTGATTTCGCCCGTCGTGTGGCCGACGCGCTGCCATACACCGAACTTGGCGTGCAGGTGTGCGGCGACCTTGACGCGACGATCGGCACGGTGGCGGTATTGCCGGGCTCGGGCGATTCCCTGTTCGATGAAGTGCGTGCCGCAGGCGTCGATGTGTATGTGACCAGCGATCTGCGCCATCATCCGGTGACCGATGCCATCGAGCAGGCGCGCTATGAGGCGTCCATGCGTGCCGCGGATATCGAACTCGGCCGAGGCGACGCCACTGTTCGTCCGATGTTCATCAACACGCCACACAGCGCCATCGAATCCATATGGTTCCAATACGCCATGGGCGATGTGCCTCGTGCCGTATCTGAGGCGACCGGAGACATCCCCACCGTCCGCTGGATTTCCATGAACACCGATCCCTGGAATCTGGTACTGCCGTCCTGCGGGCAGGAACGCTGAACGACGATGTCCGATACGACCAGCATGGATATGTCGCTGAACGAATCCAGCGATGGCGTGGACATGACCAGACCGGCCACAGTACTCAGCAGGGAGCACGTGTATCAAGGCGCGATTTTCGGCGTGGAGGACATGCGTATCGCGTTGCAGACACGAGACGGCGGACAAACCGTGATCCGCAGACAGGTGATGCGGCACGCGCCCTGTGTGGTCATGCTGGTGCATGACTGCGCGCAGGATTTGTACTTGGTCGAACGAGAATACCGTGTCGGCTGCGACGCCTTCGCCTACGGTCTGCCGGCAGGACTCATCGATGACGGGGAAGACGTCGATGCGGCCGCATTGCGTGAGCTGCGCGAAGAGACCGGCGTCGAGCCAATCGACGAAAACAGTTGCGATATCGACCATGTCGGGCAATTCTATTCATCCGAAGGCATGACCGACGAACTGGCCAACATCATGGTGGTGCACCTGCGCCACTGGCAGGCCGTCGAACGGCATTTCGACGCCGACGAGCATGTCGAATCTGCTTGGATCCCGTGGAAGCAGCTACGAGACACGCACATCACGGCCTCCAATTCGGAGATCGCCATTTTGCATGAGCAAATTCGCAGAATGCGGCAACAATAGCGGCCTGCAGGTTTCGAATTGTAAAAACAATCGCCGGAATAAACGAAATAACGAATTCAACTCGCAAAACGTGCGATACTTGAATTATGCAAATCAGACCTGGATCGATGTATCCACTCGGTGCGAGCTACGACGGCGCCGGCGTGAATTTCGCCCTCTTCTCTCAAGTGGCCCAGAAAGTCGAGCTTTGTCTTTTCGATGAGGAAGACCGTGAGACCCGAGTGGAAATGACGGAGCAGAACTCCTACGTATGGCATAACTATCTGCCGGGAATACAACCCGGGCAACGGTACGGCTATCGTGTGTACGGTCCGTATGATCCAGCAAAGGGCCTGCGGTGCAACCCGAACAAGTTGCTGCTCGACCCGTACGCAAAAGCCATCGAGGGAAACATCGACGGTGACGAAAGCCTCTATTCGTATTGGTTCAAAAGCCCTGAGGACGTCACCAGCATGAATACGCTGGATTCCGCGCCGCATACCATGAAATCGGCCGTGGTCAATCCGTATTTCGACTGGGGCAACGACCAACATCCGAACATCTCCTACCATGATTCGGTAATCTACGAAGCCCATGTGCGTGGCATGACCAATCTCAACCTGGACGTGCCGCCGGACATCCGTGGAACCTACGCGGGCCTCGCATATCCATCGGTCATCGAATATCTGAGGAAGCTCGGCGTCACCGCCATCGAACTTATGCCGATCCACCAGTTCGTCAACGACAGCTTCCTGCAGGAAAAAGGCCTGAGCAACTACTGGGGCTACAACACCATCGGCTTCTTCGCGCCTCATAACGCGTACTCAAGCTCCGGACAACGCGGCGAGCAGGTCAACGAATTCAAATCCATGGTCAAGGCCTACCATCGCGCCGGCATGGAAGTGATCCTCGACGTGGTGTACAACCACACCGCCGAAGGCAACAACCTCGGCCCGACCCTAAGCTTCAAAGGCATCGACAACGGTGCCTACTACCGTCTGGTCGACAACGACCGACGCCACTACTTCGACACGACCGGCACCGGCAACTCCCTGCTGATGCGCTCGCCGCACGCGCTGCAGCTCATCACGGACAGCCTGCGCTACTGGGTCACCGAAATGCATGTCGATGGTTTCCGATTCGATCTTGCGGCCACGCTGGCCCGCCAGTTCCAGGAAGTCGACAAGCTGTCCGCCTTCTTCGACATCGTCGAACAGGATCCGGTCATCTCCCGTGTCAAGCTCATCGCCGAACCTTGGGATTTGGGTTCCGGCGGCTATCAGGTGGGCGGCTTCCCGTCCAGCTGGTCCGAATGGAACGGCCGCTACCGTGATTGCGTGCGTGACTTCTGGCGTTCGCAACCATCGACGCTACCGGAATTCGCCAGCCGTCTGATGGGCAGCTCCGACCTATATCAGATGAACGGCCGCCGTCCGGTGGCTTCCGTGAACTTCATCACCGCACATGATGGCTTCACCATGAACGATTTGGTGAGCTACAACGAGAAGCATAACGACGCCAACGGCGAAGGCAATAGGGATGGCGAAAGCAACAACCGTTCCTGGAACTGCGGTGTCGAAGGCCCGACCACCATCAAGGACGTCAACGACCTGCGGCAACAGCAGATGCGCAACATGTTCGCGACGCTGCTGTGCAGTCAGGGCATTCCGATGATCTGCGGCGGCGATGAGGTGGCACGCACGCAACAGGGCAACAACAATGCCTATTGCCAGGACAACGCCATTTCATGGACTAATTGGGATCTTGACGATAGTCAGAAGGATCTGCTTGAGTTCGTTTCGAAGCTGATTCATCTGCGACTCGAGCACCCGGTGCTCCACCGGCGTCGTTTCTTCACCGGCCGCGAGCCAGGAGACCCGGACGATAAGATTCCGCAGGTCGAATGGATGGACCACACCGGTTCCATCATGGACATGGAAGATTGGTCCAACACCCACGCGTTCTCGGTGATGATCTATCTGAACGGTTCCGATATTCCGGAAGCCGACTGGTATGGCAACCAGATGGTGGACAATAACTTCATCCTGATTTTCAACGCGCATTACGAGCCGATTATGTTCACCTTGCCGGACGAGCGGTATGGCAAGAAATGGCGTCTGGTCGTCGACACGCATAATCCGAAGGGTCCGGAACTCAACTATGAGGCCGGCTTCGCGATCACGGCGCAGTCGAGAAGCTTCCTGTTGCTGATGAGCGATAGAAAGCCCACCACAAAGAACTACGATTTCTGATAGCCATGATAACAGGCGAGGTGCCATCCGTACGGGTGACACCTCGCCGTATTGTTTGTGGACTGTGCTCGTGAACCGTTACGAGATTAGACTTCCGACGAGAGTCGGGAAACGGTTCCAGGAACGGTTTCGCTGACCTCCGCAAGATCCTCGACGGATTCTGGCCGCTTGGTTTGCGCCAGAATAAGCTGCGTCTGCACACGATCGGATTCGATGGCCGCAATCTGCCGTGAAAAGATGATGAACCAGCCCAGAAACATCATGCCGGCAAGAGCCTCGACGTTCGTCAACGTGTTACGCCCCGCCAACCACTGGAACCCGGCAAGAGCCCCGATCACGATAGCTAGGTCTGAAATCACATATACTACTTTTGAAAGCTGCGGGGCCAGCCAAGGCAGCGCGATCATCAGCACGCTCATCAGGCAGGGAAGACCGCGGGCGAATACGTTGTGCAGAATCGGATGCGGCGTGTAACGGAACATGCCGATGCCGATGAAGGCGATGCCTGCGAGCGTCAGCATGGTCGATAGCAGAAGAATCCGCGCCTTGAAGTGTTTGGGAGCTTCTTTTTCATCGCTTGCAGACAGATACTGCATCTGCAGACGGTGCGTGGTGATGAGCTCCGAAATCGCGAAATAGCTGATGATGACGATGCAGACGCCGGCCAACATCAATGTCGAATTGAACATACGAGCAGCAAAAGTGGTTCGATCGCCCAATTGGGAGAAATTGTTGTTGTACCAGTATGGATCATCGGACGTCAATCCTGCGATGCTGACACCGGAAACCACGAAGAACGGCAACAAGGATGCGATGGTCTTGGCATTCATGAGTTCCGCCTGTACGAACGTGACATAGCCTACGACCCCCGAGATCGCGGCGCAGAGCGCAGTCAGATAGCCTTTTAACGTGCGCAACCCCATCATGTTGCTGGCAATGGAAAGCAGCATGAACGCCGTGACGAAAATGGTCGACGCGTAGACCACGGACAAAGCGAGTATCTCGAAGATACGGCGAATAGGAATGGTCCAGCCATGTTTCAACGTCATTGACCTGGAGTTGCGCGCATACCCCAAGGTGAACGAGATGACTCCACATCCCGCGGTGATTCCGGCACACACGGTGAACAGGCGTTGGGTGACACGCCAGATGGCGGGAGCGAATTGCAGATATAGGTCCATGGCGATCCATGCAAGAGTGGCGCATGCCATGAAGGAAATGATGCCTGAAGCCTCGGCTTGCTGATGACGTCCCATGCGCGTTCCCTCCAGTATTTGCCATTCTAGCCTGTCGTTGTCCTACCATACGCTACAATGGAAACTCGTGTTCACCTGCCACGTGCGGGAGTGCATGAACGGGCTGTAGCGCAGTTTGGTAGCGCGTCTGCTTTGGGAGCAGAATGTCGCAGGTTCAAATCCTGTCAGCCCGACCGGAAGCCTTGGAAACATTATGTTTCCAAGGTTTTATTTTTTCTTGGCCGTAGGCTATCGACACGATTCGACACGATGACCGCGCAACCTCCGCGTCTAGACGGTCTTCAACTGTTCAGCGCGCAGCTCGCCAATCGCGTCCGCCACATCGTCCAATCGTTCCGGCCAGAGAGCCGTGTATGTGTTCAGCGTGATGCTGGGTGAGGAGTGGCCGAGCTGCATCTGTAGGGTCTTCACATCCGCGCCTTGAGCAATCGCAAAGCTCGCATAGCTATGCCTCAAACTATGGATGGTCACGCCCTCGTCCTCCATGCCGGCCAGTCGGACGGCCTTTCGCCAGACACGCGTCCGCCACGTGTTCGTCCACAGGTTCCCGCCTCTTGCCGCGCGGAACAGCCAGTCGTCGTCGCCCATGCCCTCCATCTGCCGTTCGATGGACGGTATAAGGAATCTGGGTATGGCGATGCTGCGCGGTTTGCCGTTCTTCGGCGTGCCCAGCACAAGCCTGCCTTTGCCGTCGTCGGTCCAAGTGCGGCGGATGCGCGCCCTGCGTGAATCCACATCCACGTCGCCGCATTTGAGTGCCAGCGTCTCGCCAATGCGGGCACCGGTGTATGCCTGCCAGCGGACGATCAGCCCGTCTACCGGCCGTCCTGCCCGTTCGGCCATGCCGGCCAGCAACTCCACCTCCTTGACGGTAAGGAACACCATGTCGTCATCGGATTGCGTGATGCGCGGCACGGTGACCTTTTCAATGGGGTTCTCTCCGATCCAGCCGTGCTCCAAAGCGAATTCCATGACACCGCCCATGACGACCTTGACGATGTTGCGGATGCTGCGTGGACTCAATGGCTTCGATTCGCGATCGTCCTGCAGTTCGGCGGGATACCCGCCTTCGGTGAGCTGCGTGACCCACTGTTGCAGTTCGTCGCGTTGGATTTCCCTCAGTGTGCGATCGCCCCACTTGGGGTTGATATAAACGCGCAATTCGCGGCGGTATCTGCCCAAAGTGCCCTGTTTGATATCCATCTTGCCGTCCGTCCATTCAGAGGCAACGTCCCGGAAGATGCGTAGTTCCTGCTGCGGGTCGCGGTATTTGCCGCGTCTGATGTCGTCCTCGATGGCCGCTGCGTATTCCTCAGCGTCACGGAGCTTGGCGAAGTTCCGTGATTTCTGGACGCGTTTGCCGTCTCGAAGCGTGTACCAGCGGCATCTCCACCGTGAGCCTTGGCCGTACAGCGCGGACCGCCATTTGCCGGGCACATTGGCTTTCATCGGATCCTTCGCATTGGCCAGCGACTGTTTCGCGGCCCTGCTGGGCGGGTTGCCGTCCTCGTCGTTTTTGAGCCATCTGTCGTCTACGAACGCTCTGGCCATGGTTGTCTCTTTCCGAGGATCCGCGCTACACTGTGCGTGGAACCTCATTTTGGTGAAAACGGAAATGCTGATTGTTGGTTCCTTGGGTTCCGTCCGACTGTGTTCGGGCGGAACCCTTTTTGTTTCCCGTCGCGGTATGTGGACGCTGAGCTTCTTTTATTGCACGCACACGCCGGAATCGTAGAGCAGCTGCCGGTAGTCGGACAATACCTGTACGGTCACGCCCAATTCCACGGCCATCATCCACGTGTTACCTTCGTACACTTCCTCGGCCATGCCGTAATCCACCGGTGAGATCAACGCCAGCGCGGTCTCCCTGCGGCAACGGCGCTCGCATTTGATTCCGTATCGTGTACCGCATCCTGGGTCATGGTGTCTGGCGTGTATGAGCTCGTGGCACAACGTGCAGCGGCGTTGGCGTTGGTTGAGCCAGTCGGCCAGCAGGATGAGCCTGTGCCGGTCGTCGTACAGGCCGCATATGTCGCGTGGGAGGTCCGTCGATTCGACGGCCAGCCCCATCTCTCCGGCCTGTGCATGCAGGCATTCGATGCCGATTGCTCTCACTGTCCCCATTCCCTACGCGGCCAGCTCCTGCGGGGCCCTCTTTGCCAGCTGCGAATACGGGATCACGTTTACTCCGCAGTTCGCGAACGCTTCGGACGCCCCGTCCTGCAGCGGGCCTTCGCGGTCGTCGCCGATGACCACGAGCTTCGCGTCGGCGCGTTCCTTGGCCCTGCGCGTGTCCTCCCAACCCCACATGATGTTCCTTACGGCGTCCTTGTCGAACTTGTTCGGAGCCTGGCAGAACCTCGTCGGATGGTTCGCGCTGCGCTGGAAGATGAAGTCGAAGCTGTGTTCGTATCGCGACACCCCGCGGATGCCGACGCTTGCCGTATAGAACACGTTGCATCCATCCAGCACGGTGGCCACGTCATCCGCGAAGTATTCCGCAACCCTCCGCTGCGCGGCCTCCATCATGGACCCGACGCCGATGAGGGCCTGCGCGTAACGGTTCATGGCATCGCCGCGTCTTCCATCCGATTCGAGCACTATTTCGTCGTTCTTGATGCCCGCACCGTATTTGCGGGCGATGCGTTCCATGCGCTCGCGCCTCGCCTCTGTGATTGTGACGCCGTTCTGTCGGAACGATTCGAGTGTGTACCCGTCGTCGGTGAACATGATGCCGTCGCCGGCGGTCTTGGCATAGAAGATCAGATCATCATTGGAGTGGTCGAACATCGGGAGCGTTATCTCCTTCCACTCTCCGAGGTCCTTGGCAGAGGACTCGTGCTTGAGCCATTCACCATACTCCTCGATGAGCTCGTCGGGCTTGATGCTCTCGATGCTGTTCATATCAGGCTCTCCTGGAAGACTGGTCTTTTGATCACGTTGAACTTATCCAATAAGGCTATGGTAGCGTCCACGAATCCATCGGACGCCAGATCGGCCGGATACGCCACCAAATCATCGTCTCCCTCCCTGTATACATGCCAGTGAGTACCCGATATCCGTGTGCCGTCGGGATTGTTGTGCGTTCCGCTGTTGACACATAAGCGTATCAGCGGAATTCCCAGTTTCGTGATGCGGGCTGATATCTGATGCCTTGCTGCGTTCTTGGTTCCTTGGAAGACGGCGATGGTGAATTTCTCCCCGTCATCGGCTCTCACGTGGAATTCCGCGTTATGCTCGCCGGCCGCCGGCATTCGAAACACATCCTCCACGGCGTTCTTGACGGCCGCGATAAGCCGTTCGGCCTCCTCCTGCGAAAGAGTGAACCTCGGCTTCCTATTCTTCCTCGACATGTCCGTTCCTCTCACTCGTCCGGCGTCTCGGCTTCGAGGCGTGCGTTCGGATCCTTGTTCGCGGCCACGTCATAGTCTTCGGGGTGCGCGGTGATACGGTCGATGAGATCATCGGTGATTTGGGACTCGCGCTCGCGAGCTTCATTGCGCGCGGCTCTAGCAATGAATTTCTCGGCTTCCTCAATGAGTTCATGTGGATTAATACCGAAAACTTCTGCTAGCTGAGCTATTTGCGTTACTTTGATGTCGCGCTCGTTTTTCAGCATTCTGATTAGCGTTCGCTCTGGTACGCCAGACTTCTCCGAAAGCTCTTTGATGGTTAATCCTGCTGCAGAACGTTCTGCAGCAATTGCTTTAGCTGTTGCTTCATTAATGTCCATATGGACAGTATAACGACTGTAAATTTGCTAACAACTGCCCGTTTGGGCGTGTCGCACTTGCATACTGCCCAAATGGGCATTAGTATGCAAAGCATGGACAGCATGAAGTATTCAGCAACAGTTGCAAAACGAGTTGACAAGGCTCTTTCCAGTGCGAAATTCAGCGTTTCTGAGGCGTCGGAGAAGTCTGGAATCCCTCGAGTCACATTGACAAGGAGGCTTAGATATCCAGCGTCATCGCCATTCACTGTTCGTGAATTGCATCAAATTGCTGAAGCGATTGGGTGTGATGTCAGTGAGTTCTTCGTCAGAGACAAAAAATCATAAGTCGCCGACGCATGAATCGAAAGGAGAATCCGAAATGAACATCAATATTCCGGTCGAAGATTCGAAAAGGCCATTGGATTGTCCGCTATGCGGCGGCAGTCCGGAAATCCGTGTGTCGAAAACAGCTTATTCGGGTAACAACAGGATGGATTACTTCGTCGTATCCTGCTCGAATGGGCATGGTCCTGCAGAGGAAGGCGTATCGCAGGAGTTCATGCTGAAACGGTGGGACGCCTGGGCGGCCAGAATCACGTCGATTCTCTCGTCACCGATTCACCCGTGCCCGACGTGCGGCCGCATGCCACACGTCAAGTCAAACGACTTGGGCCTCAAGCTTGACTGCGAATGCAGAGCAAGCTCGAATCCTGTTTCGGATCCGGTTGCCGCCATCGAACTCTGGGAGCGGAACATCGAAAAAAGACAGCGTCTCAATGCCGATGTCGAGTTTCTGAACGGGATCATCGCCCGGTCATCGGCGTCGGATGCAACGGTTCCGGTGGCTCCTCGATCTCGTCAGTGCGATTCCGAAGCTCGTACCGTTCCAGCCGGCCAATCAGCTGCCGCCAAAGGGGAATCCGAATCGCCTTATACCCACTGGCCGGCCACAGATTCTCACCGGAGACACGTCCCACATGACATCGGAGACGCTTCTTCCACCAGCGGAGCCAAGGAATCGAGGGGAAACGGTCATGCGTGACCACGATGATCGAATCCGCATCGGAGTGGTGCATCTGCAATACGACGGACTCGCCCGGGGCGATGGATGGCATGGAACTTTCCCAGTGACGTAAGTCGTTGCCATGCGAAGGCTTGAGTTCCACCGCGACAACGCAGCCGGAGCCGACGAACCGGACGTCAATGGCTGGCGCTGTGCCGATGTTCTCCAAGGTCAGTGGCTCGCCATACAGATCGCGATTACCAGACAGATGCTCCGGCAGCACAACTTCACGCCGTGTAAGCACAAGATTCGGCCGGTTCCTGTCGAAATAGCGCAACAGCAGTGTGACCGCCGTGGACGTTACGACGCTCGCCGGTACCACCGAGGACCAATCAATACCGGTAACCCAACTCATATTTCACCAATCATCACGGAAGAACACATGAGAACGATTCTAAGGAGAATCACATGAACAACGAAATACAGAAGTTCGATTTCAAGGGCGCGGCATTGCGTACCTTGACCGACGAGGCGGGGGAGCCCTGGTTCGTGCTCAAAGATTGTATGAGCATCCTTGACCTTGGCAATCCAACTGAGACCGTCAAAATGTTTGATAAGGATGAGTTCAGTACTACTGAAGTCATCGATTCGATTGGTCGCCGGCAGCAGACGTATATCATCAGCGAACCTGGTCTTTACCGTCTTGTGATGAAGTCTCGGAAGCCGGAGGCCAAGGAGTTCCAGCGTTGGGTGACGCATGAGGTGCTGCCGTCCATCCGCAAGCACGGCGGCTATATGGCCGGCCAGGAACGGATGACACCGGAACAGATGGCGTTGGCCAGCATGCGATGGCTGCAATCCAAGGTCGACGAACAAGCCAAACAGCTCAAAGCCCAGGAAGGCAAGGTCCTGTTCGCCAACGCGGTCGAAACCGCGAGGACGTCCATCCTTGTGGGCGATTTCGCGAAGATCCTGAAAAGCAACGGCATCGACATCGGCCCACGGCACCTGTTCGCCTGGCTCCGCGAGCATGGATGGCTCATCAAGGCCAAGGGCTCTAGTTGGAACATGCCCACACAGAAGGCGATGGACCTTCACCTGTTCGAGGTCAAGGAGACGACCATCAGCCACTCGGACGGGCACACCACGATCAACAAGACGCCGAAGATGACCGGCAAGGGGCAGACGTATTTCGCCAAACTGTTCCTCGCGAAACCAACACAGGAAGCGGGTGCGTGATGAGTGAGACATGGCTGCCGGCATGCATATCGCTTACTGCTGGCTTGTTCAGTCTTTCCCTGGCTTTGCTTCGGATCCTCGTCGATCTTGATCCGATCGGTTGGATCCTGTCGTTGGGGGAATGTCAAGAGTCCGGGAAAGCGGATGCAGTCGGGGATGTGCAAATAACCATAATCCCAGTCTCGAATGTTCGAACCGGTATCTCGTCAGAGTTGGCAAATGCCGTCTCGTTTCCGGTATCGGATGACGCGGCTGTTCCGGGAGCGACCCATGAATCGAATAGGAACGGAACACGCGGCGCATCAAATGCGTCGGCTGCTTCGTCCAATGGAGGCGTATCGCTATGACATCGGCTTTCTCATCGGCGTGCATGATGATATACGCGCGGTCGGCCGCTTTGAATTGCGCGATGCTGCTCGGAGTCATGAACTCGGTGTTGTCGCCGATGGGTCTCAGGAGCAGGAAATACGCCTTGCATCCAATCCCCTCGATTGAGACGTCGTACGCGTCGCCGTCACCGGAATTGTACACGGAGCAGACGGAATCCGGCTCGGCCTCGTCTCGAGACTCCAACCAGTCAGAAAATCCGGGCACCGTTGAGGAAATCGGTAATTCAGGATTCGTCGAGTGTTCCAGCAGGGTCCAGTCCGCCTGCGGCCTGTTATGCCATGGCCACCAAACGGTCAATCCGGCGCCAAACAGCGAGGCCGCGGCACCGGCCCATGCGGCCAATACGGATCCATCCATTGATTCTTCTCCTAACTGTTCGGCCCGCACGTCGGAAATGCGGGATGACACCGATTTTAGGAGGGGGCCGGGCGGTTCTCCTAACGCCGCCCGGCATTACACACGCAAAGGAGGCGCGTGATGGAAGACGATACGACGTTCGCTGCGCTCGCTGAGGTCCTGAAACCGATGAACACGACGAAGGACATCGCGGACCGTTGCGGCATCAAGGAGGGCACCTTGGCGTACTGGCGTGGTGCGGGAATCGGTCCGAAGTTCGTGAAGGTCGGACGGACCGTCATGTATCCGAAGGAGCCGATGATCGCCTACTTCAAGGAACACCTCTACCAGAGCACATGTGAATACGAGGGAAAGGAGTCGGCATGAAAACGATTCGCAAGGCCTGCGTGCAGGCAGTGTTCGACGAGTTCGAGACCCAGGGCGAAATAGTCCACCCATTCAAGGACGTGGATGCGGAGGCCATGAGGTCGCTCGGCCACATCGTCGGCTACATCGACCTCGACGTCACCGGTCTCGTGGACCTCATCATCGACACGATCAACAAGGAGCTGTGATGACACTCAGGAGAATCGACGCGGAAACGCTGCTGGCACCACCCGTACCGCCGAAGGACACGGTGATCATGTTCGGTTTGACCGGCTACGCGATTCGCGTCACGGGCAAGGGCGCCAGCCTCATGGCACTCGACGTCGACGGAAGCCATGAGCTGGCGAGCATCGGGAAAGACCAGGCAAGGAAATTCATTCAAAGCACCGGAGGCGCAAGATGACGGACAACGATTATCGCATTGAGGCCAGGTTCGAAAAGGGGAGGCCGAACTACACGCTGCGTCGTGTGAAGTTCGCGGCCGCCGTGGTCGGTCTGGTCGTGAGCGTGACGCTCATGCTCACCTGGCATGGCGGCGGTCTGACGGGCGCGCTTGTGGTTGAGGGCGTGTATCTGGCCACGGCCCTGTGGCTGACGGTCAGGTTCGCTCCGCGCGATGACGTGGATGGCGACGTCTGACCGTATCCGCCGGCGTACAAGGACGCGGACGGATGGCGGAGGCGTGTGTCCCTTCATCTCACATTGCATTTCACGCATTCACTCTCACGTCTTCCGCTGTCGCGCCGTCCGCTGTGGGTTCGAATCCCGCCGCCGGCGCTTGGCCGGACCGTCAACGCCGCCCGCATCCCCGCTTCGTTCAGCTTTCTTGGGGGTGTGGGAACGATGGGCGTGCTTCTTTGCTGTCATGGCGCCCAGCGGTCCGGCTCATATCAATCAATCTCATATCAATCAAGGTCAAGGGAGGAACCGATGAATGAGATTCTGCCGCATTGGCATTTCAGTCCGAACGCTCCGGTCAAGGACGTCGGCATGAAGGGGATGACGCGTGGCGACAGGGCGGTGGCTGAGGCGTGCCGTCGGGCGATGGAGACCGAGGCGTGGAAGGAGCTGGAGATCTTGGAATCGTTGGGCGTGCGTTTCAACGGACTGGTGGGCCGGTTCGTGTCCGAGGTTGCGTCTCCGGTGTTGGAGGTGATGCCTGGTGACAGTTTCCATCAGGGCGCGAAGGCTCAGTTGTCGCACATGGTGAAGACCAGGGATGGTGGCGAGACCATCCGCATCATCAAGACTCTCGCCGTGAAAGGTAGGTTCTAATGGCTGGTGAGACGATCGTCGCGGTGGTGGGCAATCTGACCGCGGATCCTGAGTTGAGGTCGACGAAGAACGGTCGGAGCGTGGCTGGTTTCACGATTGCGTCCACTCCGCGTACGTTCGACAGGCAGTCGAATCAGTGGGTCGATGGGGACGCGTTGTTCCTCCGCTGCACGGTGTGGGGTGATCTGGCCGAGCATTGCGCCCGTTCCCTCGCCAAGGGCATGCGTGTGATCGCCCAGGGAAGGCTGACCCAGCATTCGTGGGAGGACGAGCAGCATCAGAAGCGTTCTTCCATGGAATTGCAGGTGGACGAGATCGGCCCTTCCTTGCGGTATGCGACGGCGCAGGTGGCCAAGGCGCAGAGGGGTACGGCTGGAGCGTATGGGAATCCGGCTTCCATGCCGGCGGGCTATACGGGCGGAGCCACCGCTGCCGGTGCCTCGTTGCCGCCGTCCGACCCATGGGGCTCGCCACAGGGTGAATCGTCGTCGTTCGGTGATTTCGGCAAGCCGGAATCCGAACCGGAATCCGAACCGGAATTCTAAGGAGGAATCATGGGCATCACCATAGAGGATCTGCCCGTCGAGGATTTGCATCCGAATCCGAACAATCCACGCAGGCAGGTGGGCGACGTGGCCGATCTGGAGGCGAGCATCCGCTCGCAGGGCATCAAACAGCCTCTCCTGGTCACGCCGACGGGAGAGACCGACATCGACGGGCATGCGCAGTACCGAGTCGTCATCGGCCATCGCAGGCTCGCCGCCGCCAAACAGGCCGGACTTGAGTCCGTGCCGGCGATCATCGAAAGGATGGACGCGCGGAGGGAACGCGAGGTCATGCTGGTCGAGAACTCGCAACGCTCCGATTTGACGCCCATCGAGGAGGCCGACGGCTATCAGGGGCTCCTCGATCTAGGCGTGGGCGTCAAGGAGATGGCCGAGAAGACGGGACGCAGCGACCGGTTCGTGCGCCGACGGTTGAGGATCGCCCGCATCCCGCAGGAGACGCGCGACATGTCCGCCGATTTCAGCCAACTGTCGCTCGACCAGTTGGACAAGCTCGCCGAATTCGAATCCGACCCCGACATGCAACGCGAGCTCGCACGGTCCACCGACTTCGAATGGACATACCGAAGGCTCGTCAGCGAACGCGACAAGACGAAATGGTGCGGTGAGGCCGACAAGGCGCTCGCCAAGGCCGGTGTCAGGGTCGAATCCTTCCCCGACGGGAAGAACTATTGGACGTTCGAACCGCGCGGCTACAGGCGGCATAACATCATTTCCTCCACTCGGGATCCGTTCTGGAAGCAGTTCACGGGCGAGGATGGGTGGCCGGAATTCTGCGTCTTCAAGAACCACGGCGACTACTGCCTGTACGAGCCGATTCCACTCGACCAGCTCGAATGGGCTGAGAGCGCGAAAGCCGAACGTCAGGCCATCATGGCACGGGGGAAGGAATTCGACCGCAAGGCTAGGGACTTCGAGGCGATTGCGAGGGACACGCGTTTCGCATGGCTGAAAACCAACCTCCACACGCTCACCCGCGAACAGACAGTGGCGGGAATCTGCGAACTCGCGCTCGCTGAGACGGTCGGCTGGCATTCGATGTTCGTGGGCCAGCGCCTCCATGGCGAGGGTGTCGTGGAGGCGCTCATCGGTTTTGGATGGAGCCTGCCGATCACCGAGCATGACGACGAGCACTGGTCGTTGGAATGCAAGGAGAACCTCGACTCGATCCGCATGGTGTTGAGGGACAGGCCGCTGCGGATCCTCGACGTGCTGGCCGCACGCCAGGAGGACAACGCCGATTGGCGTGCGTGGCGCACCATGCGCGGCGTTGATGAGATGTGCGTCTGGTACGGCGCATTGGAACACCTCGGATACCAGCCCAGTGCGGAGGAACGCGAGGCACTCAAGGGCGCGATGGTCGAAAAGGAGCAGGAATCATGAGTATGAAGGCATTGGAGTGGGCCATGTACGACGTGCCCGCCGAAATGGTCAAAGGAGCTTTGTTGCGCATCCTGCTCCTGCTTGCCGACCATGCTGACACACAGGGCAGGGGAGCGTTCCCGAGCCAGAAGCGCATCGTGGCACTGACCGGATACAGCCGGCGCACCATCCAGAACGGCCTGCACGATCTGGAGAAGGCCGGACTGATTCGAAGGGGAGACCAGCGGATCACCGAGCATCTCGGCAAATACCGTCCGATCGTCTGGGACCTCGCGATGAAGGATTTTAGAGGCGCAAAAACTACGCCTCTGGAACAACCGCCGCAAGAGGCGCAGACCACTGCGCCCCTAAACAAGTTGGAGGGGCGCAATCAGGGGCGCAAAAAAACGTCGCTAGGGGCGCAATCAGGGGCGCAACATGACTGCGCACAGAACCTATATAAGGAAGAACCGTATATAGAACCTAGAGAGAGTAACGCGCGCGCGAGAAAACAAATCCCAATACCAGCCGACTGGAAACCCACCGAAGAACACCAGGCGCTCGCCGACAGGCTCGGCATCGACTGCGACATCGAAGCCGACAAATTCCGCGACAGGGCCCTCGACTCGGGAGCCCGCTCGGCCGACTGGAACGCGAAATACCGCAACTGGCTCGTCAAAGGCAAGGAACGCGGATTCGCCACGCCAAAGGATTCCAACGCTCGCCGACGGTATACGTGGGCCAGCGAAGAGGTCAAACGCGTGCTCGGCCCGATAGCCTGCGAAGGCACGGACACGTACATGGAGCTCGCATGCAAGGTCGCCGACCTGCTCAACCGGGGCGTGGACCCGGACATGCTGCGCCGTCAGCTCGCGAACGTGCCCGGCGACGTATTAGCCGAACAACTGTTCGAACAGGAGGCGGCATGAACGCCATGACCATCGCACACATGGCCGGCGTCCTCACCTCGGCCATCCAAGCCGCCGACCGATTGGAACTCGACGCGCTCAAAGGCCCGGCGCTCGCCGATATGGACCTTGACCGCATCCGCGATATCAAACGCGACTGCTCGACCTGCATCAGCCTGCTCGACCAGCTCGGAAGGGAGCGACGATGAGCGACCGGCAATTCCAGGAATCGAAACGCATCGCCTTGCAACGTCAGGGCTGGCATTGCATGCGTTGCGGACGCAACCTGCACGACCCGACCGTCTGGCCGGGCAGGAGCGGCCACCACAGGCAGTTGCGCCGTCGGGCCGACCCGACCATGCGTGACCTGCCGTGCAACATCGTCGAACTGTGCGGGTCCGGCACGACCGGCTGCCATGGTTGGACGCACGCTCATCCGGCCGAGGCGGAACGGTTCGGCTACATCATCCCGAGCTGGCGTGATCCGCTCAACGCGCCGATACGCGACTGGAACGGCGACTGGTGGTGGCTGCTGGATGACGGCACGGCACAACGGCTCACGCAAATCGAAATCATCGAATGGCAAAGCAATTGGAAGGAAGAATCATGAGGAAACGGGACGAAGACCTGAACGTGAAGCCGGAGGCGCTGCTCTGGCTCGACTTCGAAACGACCGGCACGGACAGGAATGACAGCCTGCCGTTGGAGGTCGGCATGGAATGCACCGACGTGCTGGGCGAACATTCGTTCGGATCCCTGCACCGCATCATCAGACCGGACTATCTCGACCTGTTGGACATGAGTCCGATGGCGTTCTCGATGCACACGGACAATGGATTGCTGTTCGAGCTGTTGAACGGTTCGAACAGCAACGACAGCGTGGGCGCTGTGGCGAATGCCGTGGAGGAGTATCTCGACTCCCTGTCGCAACGCTTCACGCTGGTTCCGGCGGGAACGAACGTGGATTTCGACATCGACTTCCTGAAACGTCTCGATATGAACCCGGATAGGTGGCTGTCCTACCGCAAGTTCGACCTGACCACGCTCCGCCGGTATTTGAGGTTCATCGACTGTCCCGAGGATCCGTACAAGGGACATCGTGGCACGCACAGGGTACGCGACTGCATCCGACGCGACATCAACGACTACAAGTGGTACCGCAAGCTTCTGAAGGGAGCATGGTGATGACAGCGGTCTCCATGATGCTCCTGTGCGCGGCCGTCCTGGTCGCTTGGATCGGAGGCCGGCCATGACGGTCCAGACGCATATGGCGTGGCGGTACCGGAATCCCGCCGACCTGATCGGCCGTCGATGCATCGCGCTCACCGGCATGGATGTCACGTTGGACGGCCCATTGGATCTGATCCGGTTGAGTCCGGTCCACGCGGTCCTGAAATACCGGGGCATCGGCCTGCACGTCATCGACTGCGACCTACGCCACCATACGAACAAAACCTCGGACGGCATCCGCGCCGTCGTCATCACGGAAGGCAAACCATGAAACACACAAGAAACACCATCCAGCCGCACACCAGGAAATGGCACAGGACCAGCCCATGCCCATACTGCGGCACGAGGAAACCCGGCATCGAACCCTACGCCCGAATCATCGGAGCCAAGATGCACTTCCTCTGGATCGCCAAATGCCATGGATGCCCGAACGCCATCTGGATCACCACCCCGGACGACAGCATCAAAACCGCGATCCGCGGATGGAACCGATACGCCAACGGCGGATGGCGCAAACACCAGGAGGAAACGAAATGAGAAAAACAACACGCATCACACTCGCCATCACCGTCATATGCATGGCGCTCGCCGGATGCGGGAGCGCGTCGGAGCCTTCGACGCCAGCGCATGCGGTCAGGTCCGTCGACTCGCAGTGCTCCGCCGGGGCCGACGTATTCACGGAATGCGTCATCACCTTGACCGACACGAGGCAAGTGGACTGCATCGTCTACTCGACGAACGGCAAGCAGGCCGGCCTGTCCTGCGACTGGAGCCATGTGAGCGTAGCGGACAAGGAGCCGGCAAGATGAGCTACAACGTCGTCACCACGGAAGGCGTCAGAACGTTCGAGAACATCGACGATGCCGGCGACTACGCGCAGGCCATGTCCTTGAGGACTGGCGAGCCGGCCAAGGTGTTCCATGCCGAGACCGGACTCGTCGCATTCACCGTCCGCCCAACCACGAAGGACACGAAATGAGAATCAATTTCAACAGCAAGGATGGCGTTTTCGCCATCAAAGCCGAAAACGAAGAGGAAAAAACCCAGCTCAAAACGTCGGCGGTCGCCATCTGCAATCTCATCATCGATTTTTTCGACGGTGAAGTCCAAGAAATGAAGGCGGCGAAGGAATGAAACGCATCACACTCAAGGACACAAAATGAGCAATCGAAGTTATTTGGTGCCAAGGCAGCCAGCGTTCGACCATGAGCATCCCAGACCGAAGGAGGAAGGCGAGGTGCTGTACTGCGGAAATTGCCAAAAATGGTACGTATCATGGTTTCCCCTCACCGAAGTCAAAACCATATGGGGCCGCCGCCCCGAATGGTGGATACGCATCTTCCACCGCAAACCATACGAGACGATCATCCAGCAAATACGAAGGGAAACGAAATGAAAGTCAAGAAAACCCTCATGGACATGATCATCAAATGGCATCAGGCCGGATACAGCCTCGATGAGATCGCGCCACTGATGCCACAAGTCCCCAAAGAGGAAATCAAAGCAATCATCCAACACACCCGCGAATAACAAGAAACCCGACCTTCCGGCCGGGCTCCTGGCATCACCACAAACCAGACTACACCCGCCGGAGGGAATCGAACAAATGAACGAACCAACCAACGAATCCCAACCAACACCAAACCAGACACAACCAGCACAAACCAACCAACACAAGCCAGCGCTCGCCGGCATGTGCCAAGTGTGCGGCGGGGAGTGCAATCTGCGCAATACGCTGTGTGACAAGTGCGATGCCGTAATGAGGGGATGGCTCCGCGACTATCCGTCATGGATCCAGGTCCTGCGCGAGTTTCTGGACAGCACCGCACATTACGGTGGCCATCAGCCCGGCCGTACCAATTTGGCTTCGGCTCCGACGCCGGTCAGGTTGTCTGTGATTGACCATCTGCAGGAGATCGATGATCTGGCTGTCGCTCTTTGGCGGCGGTTGTATGCTCCGCCGGCCATGCCGTGGGCCGATAGCAGGATTCATCCGTCTGTGTTGAAATGCCTGAGTATCTGCGCGGATTGCAATCGTCTTTCACGATTGCCGGACATTGGTCTGATTTGGCGTGACTGGGAGCGGTTGGCGCGCAAGACGCTGGGCATCATCGACGTGCCGCCATCCAAGCATGGTATCGGCAGGTGCCTGAATCCTCTGTGCGGCGTGGAGCTGAGTGCGGAGGTCGGCGCGGTAAGTGTTGACTGTCCGGTGTGCGGCAACACTTATCGCGTGGTCGACGTGCGATTGGGGTTCCTGAAGGAGTGCATCGAATCCGGCAGGGCGTTCACGGCGGGGGAGTGCGCGGAGCTGCTGCGCGAATGCGGGTTCCAGTGCGGCGTGAACACGATCTACTCGTGGCGCAAGCGCGGCAGGATTCAGCCGGCCGGCAGAAACGAGAAGGGACAGCCGCTGTACCGCCTGTCCGACGTACACGCGCGCCTCGCCCGGCATGACGTGATTTGACATTTTTCAAAGTGCAAGGCAGAATTGTCAGTGGATTAAAGGGTTCAAACCGGAAAACGGTTTGAACCTTTTTCATATCCACCGATGGATTCTCCTAACTCCTTGGGTTATATCCCGTTCTGTCCGAACGACATATCGGACACGCTCCGCCCACTCCCGTCAGAGTGGGCATACCCCAATGTGGCAGGCAAGCCAATCCCGTGCTTCCGTGATGCGGTGATGCTCAAATCCGCCTGCCGGTATGCCTTCGTAGGAATCAGTGGTAGATCGTACCGGCCGCGAGTCTTTATTGGATTCTCTTCCTTGTGGCCGCGTGTGGACGCGGGTTCGAATCCCGCCGAAGGCACCCATGAAACAAACCCGGGGTGGGGGTATTCGCAGATGATGGGGAGCCTCTACAAGACACGGGAGTGTCCATATACGGGAGCCCCTATACCGGCATTCCAGCAAGCCAACGGCGAAGATAATCATTGATGCATCCATGACACCCCGGGGCTCATACATGTGGGGAGGCCACATGAGCAAGCGGCGTAACGAGCGTGTCAGCAACGGCTGGCGGCGCAGACAGCTCAGGGCAAGAGTGCTGGCCGCATACGACGTGTGTGTCATCTGTGGCAAGCCAGTCGACAAGACATTGAAGACACCACATCCGATGAGCGCCGAAGTCGACGAGCTCGTACCGGTCTCACGTGGCGGTGATCCATACAGCTTCACTAACTGCAGGCTCACGCACCGCAGATGCAACAGGTTCAAGAGCGACAAGACAGACGAACACGCACGAGCGCTGCTGGCTGGCAGACAGGAAGTGAAAGCAAGCTCGATGCCGTTCAAAACGTTCGGCATCTGACTCCGATACCAGGGCGGGGACCCCGGGTATGCCCCCTCCCGGTCGCCTCGGGTGCAGTGCCGATATCCCTCCCGGAATGCAAACGTCGGAAACAGGGGAAACAACGAAAGGTCGGAAAGCGAGGGAGGCGCCGATGAAGTGCGAGCTCTGCGGCAAGGAATTCCAGCCATCCGGCCATGGGCGGCCGCAGAAGTACTGTTCCAAGTCCTGCCGCCAGAAAGCCGATTATCGTCGGAAAAAGAACAGGCCCGCACGGGACCGGAACGGTAAGCCGCCCGTCAAAGCCGTGGAAACGAAACAGAAGCCGGAGCAGGATCTCGACCAGCGGAGCTTCGAACGGATGATGGACGGCAGCATGCTGGACATACTGCGAGACAACCGTGACCTGCTGCTCAAGGCCATGGCCGATCCCACGACGCCGGCGAACGCGCTGCCCGCGATCAGCCGCCAGCTCATCGACGTATGCGAACGCATCGAAGCGCTCCAAGGCGGCGGTCTGACCGACCTGCTGGACGATGAGGAAGACGAGGTGACGGACGATGTCGGAGCGTCGATTGTCTGAAATCGCCAAGGTCCTCCGCCAGCCGGAAGGCATCGTCGGCAGCGAGTTCACTCGAATCAACAAAGCCGCGCGTAAGGCCGGCATCCGTTTCGACTTGTGGCAGCAGGGCTTCTTGTGGCTTCTGTTCGCCAAGAACGCGGAAGGCAAGTATGCGTGTGGCGCGGACGGCGCCGTGCTGTCCAGCTGCAGGCAGATCGGCAAGACCTTCACCGTCGGCACCGCGTTGTTCCTCAAGGCGATACTCACACCGAACCTGAAAGCCATCTGGACCGCCCACCATACGCGCACCAGCGACGAGACATTCGCGGACATGTGCGAGATGGAGCACAATCCAGTGCTCGGCCGGTACGTGGAACGCATCCGCAGAGCAAACGGCCAACAGGAGATCACGTTCACGTCCGGCAGCCGCATCATGTTCGGCGCCCGCGAGAACGGTTTCGGCCGAGGATTGCACAGCGTGGACGTGGCCGTGTTCGACGAAGCGCAGATCCTCACAGTGCGCGCGATGGACAACATGATTCCGGTTTTGAACACGAGTCCTAACCCCCTGGTCGTGTATATGGGCAATCCACCCAAGCCGGGAGACCAGTGCGATGCGTTCACGGAGAAACGCATGCACGCGCTGAACCATGACGGAAACCTCCTCTACGTGGAGCTTGCCGCCGACAAGGACGCGGATTCGGACGACCGCGAACAGTGGGCTAAAGCGAATCCCAGCTATCCGAAACGTACAAGCGAACAGGCAATCATGCGCATGCGCAACAACCTGTCGGACGATTCATTCCGTCGTGAGGCGCTTGGCATATGGGACGAGACCGCCACCGCATACGCCATCAGTCCCGACCTGTGGCAGGCCGCGGCCGTCGACGACGTGCCCGAGGGCGGCACGGTGAGCTTCGGCATCGACATGCCTCCGGACAGGAGCGTGCTGACCATCGGAGCGGCGCTACGATACGCGGACGGTTCGGCCATCGTCCAGATGGCGAACATCAAGGACGCGCGGCAGGCGGGAACCATGTGGGCCGTGGACTGGCTCGCCGAACATTGGCCGAAGACCGCCAGCGTGGTCATCGACGCGCAGTCGCCCGCCATGAGCCTGCTGCCGGAACTGAAGAAAGCACATGTGAAGGTCACGGTCACGAACATGCAGGAGATGGGCCGAGCATGCGGCCGGTTCCTCGACATGCTCAAAGCCGGAACGCTCAAGCACCCGCGGGACGAATACCAGCCGCAGCTGGCCGCGGCCGTCAAGGGTGCGACCACGCGTCCATTGGGACAGTCCGGCGCGATCGCCTGGAACAAACTCGGCAGTGATGTCGACATCACGCCGCTCGTGTCCACCACGCTCGCCCTGTACGGGGCGTTCACGACGCTCCGACATCCCGGAAGACGACAGATCATCGGAGGAATCTAAATGAGCGACATCCAGACAACGGCAGCGCCGGACGGGTGGAAACCTACGGGAGGAGCCGGAACGGTGCCGAAACTCGTCGTGCCGACGCACATCGACGGACTCTCCGGTGAGGAGAACGCGCTGCTGCGCGAACTCGCCGAGGTATGGACGCGCCACGCGAGCCGCAACCGAACACTCACCGCCTACTACGAAGCCAAGGAGCCACTGGTTGATTTTGGACTGACTGTGCCGAAGTCCATCAAGGATCATTACACGCCGCTTGGGTGGGCACGCAAGGCTGTGGATATGCTCGCTGAGCTTTGCGTGTTCGAGGGATTCGTCTCGCCGGGCGTGGACGACCCGTTCGAACTGCAGGACTTCATGAGCCGCATCGGATTCACTAGCGTTCTGCAGCAGGCCATCCAGACTGCGCTCATTCACGGCTGTTCGTTCCTCAGCGTCGTCCGGGACTTCGAAGGAAGACCGCTCATCCGCACGCATACCGCGGAAAGCTCGGCCGCCGTCTGGGATTACCCTAACCGGCGGGTCAGGGCGTGCATGGCCATCACCGACGTTGACGACAACAACGAGGCCACCGGACTCGTGCTCTACATGCCCGACCGCAACATCAGCGTGCAGCGCCGTCTCGGCTACTGGTGGCGCGTGGACGATGAGCAACCCACCATCGACAACGAGTGCAGCGTGTTCCGCCTCGCCTACAAGGCTACCGAGGTCAAACCGTTCGGACGCTCCCGCATCAGCCGGGACGCTATGGCCATCATCGACGGCGCGAACCGCACCATCGTGCGCGCCGAAGCGAATGCCGAATTCTACGCGTTCCCAAAAATCCTGCTGACAGGCACTTCCGAAGAACTTGCCTCGTTGGGCACGGACGACGCGTTAAAGCTTTATATGGGTCGCTACAACATGATCAGCAAGGACATCGACGGGCAGTCCCCGACCGTGACGCAACTGGCCGCGTCGAGTATGGACCCGCATCTGACGATGCTGAAAAGTTGGGCGGCGATGTTCGCCAGTGCGATGAACATTCCAGCCAGCTCGCTAGGCATCGTGTCCGACGCGAACCCGACGTCCGCCGACGCGACCGAGGCACAACGTGAGGACCTGATTATCGAGGCGCGCCATTGCGACCGGGATTTCGGTGAATCGATCCTGCAGGCAGCCCGTCTTGTGGCACGGATGCAGGATCCATCCGTGCCCGACGAGGAGCTGATGAAACTGCAGGTCGACTGGAAGAACCCGAACACGCCGTCGAGCTCCATGAGCGCCGACGCATTCAGCAAGCTCGCTGGAAGCATCGACTCGTTCGCCAACAGCGAGGTCGGCATGACACGCGCCGGATTGAGCCGAAGCGAGATCGTCCGGCTGAAGGCCGACCAGCGCAAGGCCCAGGCCGGTCAGGTACTCGATCAGATTCGAGGCATGCGCCAACAGACGGAGCAGCAGACCGATACGGCGGCGAGGGAAGGCGGTATGAATGAGCCCGAACAGTCTGAACCTGCCGCCGGAACGACGCAGAAGGCTTGAACTCGACCTCAATGATTTGTATGAGGATTACACGGACACCATGAGCCGCCTGCAGAAGGAGGCCGGCAACAGTGTCTCGGGCCTCGTCTGGGACGGTGAAAGCCAGGAGCTCATCAAAGCGGAGATCAACCGGTATGCCGACGCCGCCAGCAGGCTCGCATCCGACTACTACGGCCACGTACGCGACCTGTGGGCGCAGTACGGCGGAATCGATATGCCGGAATACGAGCCGCCTTCCATCACCGCCGACCGCGCGGTCTGGCAGATGGAAGGCGGTTTCAACAACACTGACTTCATGGGATTGCACTACAAGGATGTCATTCCAGATGAAAACGGAGCCGTTCACAACAACGCCGGAAGAACCATCGACGACCTGTGGCCCACGTTCGCTGACGAGGAGCAGGCGCTGGAATACGTGCAGAATCTGATTCAGACCGTCGGGCGGCTGACCATGCAGAGGGCTGTGGCCAACGATCCCACCAAGCCTCGCTGGGCGCGTGTGCCGCGAGGGGCTAAGACATGCGCGTTCTGCCTTATGCTCGCCTCGCGTGGCTTCGCCTACCTGAGCGAGGACACCGCCGGACGGCAGATGCAATACCATACGGACTGCGACTGCGACATCGTGCCAAGCTGGGGCAGCGGCAAACTCAAAGGATACGATCCGGACAAGTATCGTGAAATGTACCAGGCAGCCAAGGCTGCGGCCGGCGATGACGGCGACTGGCGTGACACGCTAGCCCAATTGAGACGCATCTATCACGATGAGGTCAATGATGGTGTGACTGCCCAACCGACGATTCGATGGAGCGGCAAATCGATTCCAATCAGCGCTTCCGAACTATCGAGATTGTCGGATTATAGCGTCAGGATGCCTGGAGATAGATTCTCCAACGACGAGAAGATCGCGGCTTTGATGGATTGGACCGGAGACAGCTACAAAAGTATCAACGGCTACCTGTTCGGCGGACGAAACCCGTCGAAAGACGTCATCCATCAGGTCGAATGCATCGACGAAGCGATATCCGACCATATCACCCGAGAACGTTTCACAGTCGACAGGCAGATGCGGTTGTCGACGTTCCACGTCAACGACATGGAGTCGCTTTTCGATTTGAATACCGGTCGCACCTTCGAACACATCGGCTACATGGCCACCAGCATCAAGGAGGGAGGCATTGACGTTGATGGGGAAGACCGCATCGCCACAAGAATCCTGGTACCGCCGGGAAGCGCCGGCGTGTATGTGGAGCCGATCACTCAGCATCCGGGAGAATACGAAATTCTTCTGCCGAGAGGAAGGGCTCTTCGTTTCGAAGGGCTTGGAGCATCCGACGGCAGACCGATCGTTTATCTGAGACTGCTATGATTGAGCCTATGGATCGTTCCGACCGTTTCACGTTTATGCCCGGTGATTTGAAGGAAGTCACCGATGAGCGCCATCTTGCGGAAATCAAACGCAAGTATGGCGATATCTCCATGCCACAGGACGAATATGAATGGGTCAGGAACGAAGGAAAGAAGCGCTGGTCCGTCGGCGACTATGTGTCGACCGACGAGCTGCGGTCCGAATACGCGCGAAGAAAAGCGCTGGGAAATCTCTGAATCCCAGAAAGCCATCACGTCGAAACGTGATGGCTTTTCTTTTACCTTTCACACCCCAGCGATGGGGCGGGGCGCAGCCATGCGCGAAACCAACAAGAATGGCCGTCAACTCGCCGGCGTCAGGCGTGGAAACCAAGAACAAGCAAAGGAGCCACCAACCATGGCAGAAGAAAACCAGACCGGCGCGGACGGCCAACAGGAGCCGGAACAGCACTCTCCGGCTCCAAAGGACGTGAACAACGCGAAGCTGAGGACCTTCACCCAGGAGGAAGTCGACCGCATAATCAACGAGCGTCTCGGCAGGGAACGCGGCAGGAAAAGCGACTACGAGGAGCTCAAGGAGAAGGCCGGACAGACTGCCGACCTCGAATCGAAACTCTCCAAGGCGCTCGAGGAGAACGAGAAGCTCAAAAGCGAAGCCAAACAGGCCGAACACGAGAAGGAGCTCTCCACGATACGCGCCAACGTCGCGGCCAAACACGGCATCACCGACCCGAGCGTCCTCGCGGGCGACGACGAGAAGCAGATTGGCGAATACGCCGAGAAACTCATGAAGGTGTTCGCCGACATGCGTTCCCGCGGCACGGTTGCGGACCAGAGCGCCCGCACCGGACAGGCCAAGGCTAAACATTCCAGCCGCGAGGACTTCGTCAACGCCATGAGCAACACGCTCCTGTGAGCCAACCAGCAAAACAACATTCATTTGAAAGGACAAACCATGACAGATCCGTCCATGACCCGAAAAAGCAACGGTCTAGACCTCACCCCTGAAACCCAGGCGGAGATCTTGCAGACCGCAAAATACAAGAGCGCGTTCATGCAGCTCGTGCCGGAGATGAAACTGCCCGGCAACGGTGCTCGCGTGCCGATCATCATCGGCGACCCGGAGGCCGCATGGGTCAATGAGGGTGCGGAGAAGCCGAAGAGCGGCGTCACCTTCGGCAAGAAGGACATGCTGCCGTACACCATCGCGGTCATCATGCCGTTCTCCAACCAGTTCCGCCGAGACTTCGGCGCTCTCTACGACCAAGTGGTCGCGAAGGGTCCGGGAGCCATCGCCCGCACGTTTGACAAGACCATCATGGGTCTCGTCGACGCTCCGGGTGCGGACTTCGACACCCTGAAGAGCGCGCAGACCGTCAGCATCGGCAAGGACGTGTGGAAGAACCTGAACAAAGCCGACGACCTCGTGTCCGAAGCGGATGGAACCGTGGACGGTTGGGCGTTGAGCACCCAGGGTCGCAGTGTGCTCCGGCAGGCGACCGACAACAACGGACGCCCCCTGTTCCTCGACGGCACCGCCGCCTCCGACGTGAGCACCGTGCTCGGCAACCGCACCTACATCAGCAAGGGCGTTCACGTGCCCGCCGTATCCGAGACACCGGGACCGGCCAAGGCAGAGATCCTCGGCGTGTGCGGCGAATTCTCCTCCGCCGCATGGGGTTCCGTCGAAGGAATGCAGACCAGCATCTCCGACCAGGCGTCCATCACCATCGACGGCAAGCAGGTCAACCTGTGGGAGCACAACATGTTCGCCGTGCGAATCGAAATCGAGGTCGGCTTCCGTATCCGCGACATCAACCGCTTCGTCCTGCTCACCGCCTGACGGAGTCCGACATGACTGTCGAACTAGACGTGTTCGCCACCTCCGTCGACCTCGAACAGAGGTGGCACAAACTCACCGACGAGGAACGTGAGAAGGCCGACACGCATCTCGCGGACGTGACCGACTACATCAAGGAACGCTCCCCGAGCTGGCAACGTCTCCAAAAAGAACGGCCACGCCTGCTGACGAAGATCACCTGCGACATCGTCCGCAGAATCATGCAGGCCGACCCGTACGACATTCCCGGCGGCATCACGCAGATGAACCAGACCACCGGCAGCTTCAGCGAACAATACAGTTTCGGAGCGCCCACCGGCGATCTCTGGCTGCGCGACGACGAGAAACGCATCCTTGGCATCAACGCTCAGCGCGCGTTCAGCGTCGACATGGCAACGGGGGAGACGTCCTAGTGGAAACCATCGAAGTGTGGCGCGGCCAGTCCACCACCGACACGGACGGCAACCCCATCCAGGGCAAACCCGCCCGCGTCGGCACGTTCCAGGCGATGGTCGCGCCAACCTCTACCACCGACCAGACCGAGGAGAACGCCAGCCCGCAGACCATCGAATACACGATCCACATCCGCGGTAGCCAACCGACCGGCATCCAAGCCACCGACCTGATCAAAGTCAGAGGCATCCTCCTGCCCGTCAAAGGAAAACCGCAAGTGTGGAACAACCTCCACGGACGCCACATCGGCGACGTCATCACCGTGGGCGAACGGGAAGGATAAGCATGGCCAAACGATGCAGATTCGTATTCAACCGCAAGGCGTTCAGCCAACAGGTCCTCAAAAACGAGACATTGCGCTCGCGCATGAGGGACGCGGCCGAAGCCGCCGTAGAGGATGACCGTTGCATGGTCCGCGACCATGACGGCAAGAACCGCAGCGGCGTGGCGATCATCTGCCCGGCACCGGTGGAGAAGGCGCACGGCACGTTGGAGGACACGCTCGGAAGGATGCGCGTATGAGCATCCCGGTCACTCCCCGGCGCACGGAACCCCTGCTCCTGCCCAAACTGAGGACACTGTTCCCGGACGTGACGTTCGACACCATCGAACGAAGCGACCTCGAACCTCCCTTCACCGAAGCCACGCTGGCCGACTCCATGCAAGGCATGAGCACCCCAATCTCGCAGTACGTGCGGCTGCGGCTGAGCGTGCGCTGCATGAGAGAGGACCATACGGGCGACTGGGACAAGGCCGCACGCCTGTGGGCCGACATCGCGAGGGAGATCATCGGGCTCGGAACCGTCGCGCCGCTCATCGACGCGTCACTCGAATCCGGGCCGGTACGCATGACTGACGAGGACAAGAGGCTGGTGTGCGCGTACGGAGTGCTCCTGCTCGAGGTCACCGTCAACTGAAACACAACCAAAGACAACGTGCCGCCACACGCGAAGAACGGAAAGGTGCAGACGAATGTCTGACAACAACGAAAAAACCACCGTCGCCGCGCAGGGCGCGACCGACTACGGGTACGTGTCCAGCGGCAACACCGCAGGCAACGTGCGCCTGATCAAGAACTACGCGCTGTTCCTGTTCCCCAAGGGCGACAGCACGTTCGTGGCTCCGACCGGAGTGGCCTGGACCCCGCCGGCAAGCAAGAAGCCGATCGGCTACTCCACGGAGGACGGCGCCGTACTGCATCCGGAACCGGGCGACAGCACCGACTACAAGGCCCACAACGGCGACATCGTGCTGTCCGACACGGATCCGGGCTACTGGACCCTGCAGCTCGCCGCCATGGAGGGCCGCAAGGATGTGGTGTCGGCCTACTTCGACGTGGACGTCGATTCGGACGGCGGCATCAGCATCAAGGGCGCCGGATTGAAGAAGGAGTGGATCCTCGTGCTGGTCGCGCTCGACCAGCAGGACCGTCCGTTCCTCCTGTACGGCACCAACGCGAAGGTGAGCGACCGTGACGACGTGAGCCTGAAATCCAGCGAGATCATGAACTTCAGCATGACGTTCAAGATGCTCAAGGGCACCAACGGCGAACAGTTCCACGCATGGGGCCTCGTCACTGAAGACGCCAAGTGACCCATTGATTCTTCCCGTGCGGCCGATGGCGGTCGGCCGCACGGGACACCCATTCAACCGCCAACCATTAGAACGGAGCCAACATGAGCGACAAAGAATACCATGTCGTGGACGTAGACCTGACCGAAGCGGAAGAGCTCAAACCCGACGTGCACCTCGAGGTCGCCGGCGTCAAACTCGACCTGCCGAACCTCAACAACGCGGAACTGCCCATCGAACTCGTCCAGGCCATCCTCCTGATCAAAAGCAAGCCCGCATTGTCCGACGAGGAAACCACGGCCTGCGTGAGCACGTTCCTCGCCTACTTCCAGACGATGCAGCCGAACTTCTGGAACGTGCTGCGCAAGACCAAACGTCCGATGGCCTACCTCACCGCGACCATCAAGGCGTGGGCCGAGGAATCCGGACTGGACCCAAAAGCGTTTACCTCGCCCACCTCTGGAACAACAATCGCGCGGCACTAGCCTACGACTGGATCCGAGCGTACGGGCAGATCTACAGGCCCGTACGCTTCCGGGAATGGGTTGAAGGCCAACGTCCACGAGTCGATTGGGGACTCGCCTGGGCGTTGACCCGCGAAATCCTCAAAGACCATACGAGCCACTCGTGGATGGTGTTGCAGAACGCCGTCTACGCGCCCGACGGAGCCGAACAGGCGGTCTGGACGCTGTCCGGACAACGCAAACGCCCATGGTTCGACCACGAGCACGACCCGCTCCGCCCGCCAACCCCGACGCACAACCTCACCCGCCGTCAACGCGAGGACAGGGAACGGCTCAAAGCCTACTTCCACATCAACGACGACCTCTGACTCCGACCGCCATCGGAATCCCAACCTACGAATAAGGAAACACGATGGCAGCACAGGACATAGGCGTCGCATACGTCCACGTCGAACCATCCGGCAAAGGATTCGGCAAAAGCATCGAAGGCGACATCGGCGACGCCGTCAACAAAGCCTCCAAGAAAAGCTCCAGCACCCTCATCTCGAAGATCGGCGGAGCATTCGGCAAAATCGGCAAGGTCGGCACAGGCGCGATCGCCACCCTCGCCGGCGGCATCACCGCATTGGCCGCCAAAGGCGGCTTCACCCGCGCCCTCAACATCGAGAACGCGCAAGCCAAACTCAAAGGCCTCGGCCACGACAGCGCGAGCGTCACCGAAATCATGAACGACGCGCTCGCATCCGTCAAGGGCACCGCGTTCGGATTGGGCGACGCCGCGACCGTCGCGGCCAGCCTGTCCGCCTCCGGCATCAAGGAAGGCGACCAGCTCACCAAGATCCTCAAGACCGTGGCCGACACCGCGCAGATCAGCGGCAGAAGCCTCACTGACATCGGCATGATCTTCGGTTCCGTCGCCGCCCGAGGCAAACTCCAGGGCGACGACATGCTCCAGCTCATGTCGAGCGGCATCCCAGTCCTCCAAATGCTCGGCAAGCATCTGAACAAGACCAGCGCCGAAGTGTCCGACATGGTCTCGGACGGCAAAATCGACTTCCAAACCTTCGCCGACGCCATGCAGGAAGGCCTAGGCGGCGCCGCACTATCCGCAGGCACCACATTCACCGGCGCCCTGGCCAACGTGAAAGCCGCGTTGAGCCGACTCGGAGAAACAGCCGCCACACCAGTCCTCGACGGCTTACGCGGCCTGTTCAACCAAGCCATCCCACTCATCGATACATTCACCGCAGCCGTCACACCAACCCTGCAAAAAGTCGGAGCGGCACTCCAACAAGGTCTCGAGAACGCGATACCCGCCACACAGGCGAAACTCAAAAACCTTGGCGACACGATCTCCAACATCCCCGGCTTCCAGATGCTCGCCTCGGCGACGACCAGCCTCAAAAGCCAACTCACTGGCCTCTGGAACGCAATCACATCACTCATAGGCGGACTCAACAATGGCGGCGAAGCCGCCACAATGTTCTCCACAACCGCCGGCGCGCTCGCGGGAGTGGTCGCTTCGGTCGCGCAGGCGTTGTCGAACGCGGCGGGATGGGCGAAGACGTTCGTCAACACGTTCATCGAGACGGGCGCGTTGCAGCCGTTCCTTGAAAGCCTGACCGGCGTCATCTCCGGATTGGGCTCGCTGGTTTCCGTATTGGCGGCCGCGGTCTCGCAGGCCTTCGGCTTCAACGACAGCGCGCGCACCGCCAGTTCCGCGGCGCAGAGCTTCGCCGGACTGTTGAACACTTTGACCGGCGTGCTCATGACGGTGGGAGGCTGGCTGCAGTCGGTCGGACAGTGGGCGCAGCAGAACGGCGCACTGGTATCCGGCGCGTTGAAAGCCATCACCATTGCATTGCTCGCGGTCAAAGGCTGGGATATCGTCTCGGCCGGGCTGAAGACAGTTTCCGGTGGACTGAAGGCCATTTCCGCGACTGCCTCCGGTGTGGAGAAGACCGCTACGGCCACGTTCGATTTGATTGGCAAGATCTCCGACGCGGGAAGCGCGGCTGGAGCACTGAAGCAACTCGCCGGCTCGTTCAATATTGTCAAGGCAGCTCAATCGGCGTGGAGCGCGGTGACCAAGGCTGCTACCGCCGTGCAGCTGGCATTCAGCGCTGCCTTGGATGCGAATCCGATCGGCATGCTTGTCGTGGCCATCGGCGCGGTCGTGGCCGCGCTGACATGGTTCTTCACCCAAACCGAAACGGGCAAACGACTCTGGAACAGCTTCGCCACATGGTTCATGGGAATCTGGAACCAGATCAGCACCGCATGCCAGCCAATCCTGCAAGCCATCGCCATATTCATCACCCAGACCATGAGCCAAATCCAACAAATCTGGCAAACCGGATGGACACTCATCACCACCGTCCTCCAAAACGTCTGGAACACGATCGGCCCCATCATCATGACCGCGCTCACCGCGATCATCACCGGCATCCAAACATTCATCACCACCATCACACCACTCCTGCAAGCAGGAATACAGAACATCCAAACCATCTTCCAAACCGCCGTCACAATCATCAGCACGGTCTGGAACGGACTCTGGAACACCATATCCACCGTCGTACAAGGCGCATGGACCATCATCGCCACAGTCATCAGCACCGCACTCGCCGTCATCCAAGGCATCATCCAACTGGCGCTCGCGGTCGTCAACGGGAACTGGAGCGCCGCGTGGTCGGCCATCCAGGGCATCGTGTCGGCAGTGTGGGGCGGCATCCAAGGCGTCGTCTCCGCCGGCATCGGCATGGTCAGCGGAGTGGTATCCGCCGCATGCTCGACAATCCGGAGCGTGTGGGCCGCGTTGTGGAATGGCGTCGGAAGCATTGTGTCGAGCGTCTGGGGCGGCATCGTCGGCACCGTAAGCAACATGGTTGGCCGTGTCGGGAGCGTCGTGAGCGGGATCGGCGGAACCGTCCGGAGCGCGGTGTCCGGCGCGGGAAGCTGGCTCGTCAGCGCGGGACGCAACATCATCCAGGGATTGATCAACGGCATCACAGGAATGGTCGGCTCGTTGTATTCCAGCATCACCAACGCGTTGTCGGGCTTGGTGGACAAGGCCAAGAACGCTTTGGGCATCCACTCGCCGTCGCGTGTGTTCCGCGACGAGGTCGGCGTGATGGTCGGACGTGGCATGGCATTGGGCATCGACGATTCCGCGCATGTGGTCAGCCGTTCCATGGATTCGCTCGTCTCCACGATGAGCCTCTCCGACGCGGACTGGTCGAAGACCGGCAGGCTGAACGTCACGGCCGGCACCGGCGCCAATGCCGGCGACGGCGATCTGCGGGAACTCATCGCGGCCGTCGAATCGCTGCACGACGACCTCGGATCGATCATCGCCCGATACACGCCGACGATAGGGGACCGCGACTTCGCAAGGAAGGTGAGAAGTGCAATCGCTTGAATACGTGTGCGCCGCCACAGGTGAGCGCATCGGCTTCGAGGGGCCGCTGTACGGCGAGACGCTCACGGGACTGCGAGCCCGCGTCTGGGACTACAGCCTCGCCTCACGTGGCATGACGGGCATCACCCGCAAGGCACGCGAGGCGACAGTCACCGTGAAGATCCACGATTCTCCGGCCACGCTCGACCTACTGCGCCGCCTCGCGGACGCCGACATGGCATCCGTGAACCCGGGCACGCTCGTGGCCGACGGCGAATGGGAAGCCAAAGCGTGGATCACGAAAAGCGAACCGCAATCCATCACGCCCACGATGGTCGAGACGCAGTTGACCATCGTGCTGGCCGATGGCGTGTGGCGCCGTCCGACCATGACGCATTTCACGCCGCGATACGATTCCGGAACCGCCGACCTTGACTATCCATATGATTATCCGCATGATTTCGCCGGCATGGCATTGGGTGCCGAGATCGTCAACGACACGTCCATCCCGCAGCCGGTCAAGCTCACGATATTCGGACCATGCGCGCAACCGTACGTCATCATCGGAAACAACCGGTACGAGGTCGACGTGACCGTGCCATCCGGCTCGCGTCTGGAAATCGACGGCACCGGCGATGTCAGGACCGTCACCATGGTCAGCGGCACAGGTCTCGTCACAAACTGCTTCGCGCAGGCCGTGCGAGGGTCGGGCAAGGATTCCGGCCGGTACGTGTTCCAACCGCTCGCGCCCGGAACACAGCCGATCAGCTGGCCGGGAGGATTCCAATTCGACTTGACGGTCTGCGAGGAAAGGAGCGAACCGCCATGGACCTGATCGTCACCGACGCCACAGGCAAACCCGTGGCGAGCCACGCCTCATACACGCTCGACCTCGCGTTCGGTAGCGGGGAGAACGACTTCGACCTGCAGGTCGAAGACGCCGCGCTCAAGGCGGGGAGCCGCATCATGATCGACGGCACCGAGTACGGCGGCATCATCGACGACACGGATGTCGACGTGGACGGAGGCCTGTCCACCGTCACATGGCATGGCCGCGACTGGCATGGAGTGCTCGCCTCGAAGATCATCGAACCGGACAGGAACAACGATTACCTCACCCTGTCCGGCACGATTCCCGTCATCATGCGCACGCTCGTCAGCCGTGCGGGATTGCAAGGCCTGTTCACCGTCACCGACGAAAGCGCCGACCACAAGACCACCTGCCAGTTCGACCGGTACGTGGACCTGTACAGCGGTCTGGTCAAGATGCTCAGGGCAAGCGGACTCAAACTCCGGTTGCGTAATGACGGCGACAAGGTATCCATGAGCGCCATGCCCGTCCGCACGATCGGCGACAGCATCGACTCGGACCTCATCGACTTCACCGCCAAACAGGCGGCGCACCCGATCAACCATCTCATCTGCCTGGGCAAGGGCGAACTCAAGGACCGTACCGTCATCCACTGGTACGCCGACGCGAACGGCACGTTCAGCCACACGCAGACCCTCAAAGGCCTTGACGAACGCACCGCCACATACGAGTTGTCCAACGCCGAAGCCGACGAGCTCGAGGACAAGGGCAGGCAGAAATTCCAGGAGCTTCGGAACACCAGCACCATCGACGTGGACATTCCCGACGGCATCGACGCGGACGTTGGCGACCTGGTCACGGGTCGTGACAACAACACGGGCCTCGTCGTCACTGCCGAGATCTCCAAGAAGATCGTCAAGGTTTCGGGAGGCGTGCTCACCGTCACCTACGAATCCGGAGGTGCCAGCGCCGGCGGCAACAGCGGAGAATCCTCCATCGGGGATGGTGGCCACGCCTACTACGCTGGAGCCGGCCTCAAACTCGACGCCTGGACGTTCAGCGCCGACGTGACCAGAAACGACATCGACTCGCTCAACAACGCATTGTCGGGTAAACAGCCGAAAGGCGACTACATCACCGGCCTGAAAATCGGTTCGGTGGACACGCTCGCCCCCGGTGCACAGGCAAGCGCGTCGCTTACGGGCGCCGGCAGCGACAAAACCTTGAATTTGGGGCTTCCGAAAGGCGACCAGGGTCCGCAAGGGGAGAAGGGCGACAAGGGCGACGCAGGACCACAGGGGGCCACCGGAGCGACCGGACCCACCGGTCCTCGGGGAGAGAAAGGAGCGATCGGGGAGCGAGGGCCGCAAGGCGTCGCCGGTCCCGAAGGCCCGCAGGGACTGCAGGGGATACGCGGCGAGAAAGGCGATAAGGGTGATGCCGGCGCGATCGGCGCGGCGGGACCGCAAGGCCCGACGGGTTCCACAGGTCCGCAGGGTCCCACGGGTCCACAGGGAGCGACCGGCCCCCAGGGCAGACAAGGCATCCAAGGTTCCCAAGGCATCCAGGGCCCGCAAGGGGAGAAGGGTGACAAGGGCGACAGCGGCGTATCCGCCCCCTCGAACGGCTTCTTCACGCTCAGCATGGAAGGCGACGGCGACCTGTACGTGAACTATCCGGACAACACGAACCCACCCTCGTTCGTCTGGGACTCCGAGAGCGGGAACCTGTACGTGGACATCCCGGAAAGGTGACACATGGCGCGACTATTGATCGGCAACATCAAAGGCCCCAAAGGTGACAAGGGCGATACCGGGGCCACCGGCCCGCAAGGCAAGCAAGGAGCGCAGGGCGTTCAGGGAGCTAAAGGCGACGTCGGCCTTCCGGCGCTCGTGATGAAGAAATCCCTCGTCGGCGAATATCCGGTGGGATCCACTTTCACGGGGAACGTGAGCGAATGGTTGAACCGAACACCACTCGCCAACGAATATTCGACCGCATTGTCAGGTGGCGGAAAATACAGCATCGTCTGGCAGTGCGTTTCACAGTCCGGCAGCCTATTCACGGGAAAGACGATTTCCCGTCAATCCATCATCGGAACGCAAGGCCCTGCCGGACCGCAAGGTCCAAAAGGTGACGTCGGCCCACAAGGCGTGAAGGGCGATACCGGCGAGACCGGGCCTAAAGGAGCCACTGGAGCTGCCGGCCCTACCGGCCCGCAAGGTCCTGAAGGGCTGAAAGGTGACAAGGGTGATAAAGGCGATGTCGGACCCGCCGGAGAAGGAGGCCCTACCGGCCCGCAAGGTCCGAAAGGCGACACCGGCCCTGCCGGACCTACCGGAGCAACAGGCCCCACCGGGCCGCAAGGCAAGCAGGGAATACAAGGTGCGCAGGGACTGCAGGGCCCACAGGGACCGACAGGACCGCAGGGTGCCAGCGGCGTGACGGCGCCAACTTCCGGATTCTTCACACTGCAGGTCGACCCGAACGGAGACCTGTACGCCGTGTACGCGGATACGACCACCGCGTCGGCGGCTCCCGTCTCCTACGATCCGGCGACGGGCGACCTGTACTACATGATCAATGACGGAAAGTAAGGAGCGCATATGACGAAGATTCTGCTCGGCAACGTCAAAGGCCCCAAAGGCGACACCGGACCGCAAGGCAAGCAGGGAGTGCAAGGACCGCAGGGCCCTGCCGGCGCCACTGGCGCGACCGGGGCCACCGGAGCGAAAGGAGAGGCCGGCCAACGCGGCGAGACCGGGTTGCCTGCCTTGATCATCACACGCATACTATCCGGATACTGGACGTCCGCATGCTCGGATTTTGACTGGCGGACACTCAGTTTCAACCGTGCCCCGGTCGTAGGCGAATACTTCTTCGCCATGACCAATGGCGGCAAGAACCTGATGTACGCGCAGATCACAGCCACCGGGAAAAACGTGACGTTCAAACCGGTTTCCAACACAAGCCTCGTCGGACCGAAGGGCGACAAGGGCGAGACGGGCATGAGCGCAAGCCAGGCGTTCATCGCCGCCCACCCGGTCGGCTCCCTCTACTGGACCACCGCCACAACAAATCCGGGAACCACCTACGGCGGCACTTGGAAGGAATGCAACACCATCCTTCCAGGACACATCTACCAGCGCACAGCCTGAAAGAGAAAGGAACATCAATGGCACGAACCACGAACATCACCAGATACACCTGCGACCGATGCCACGCCTCCGCATACCTCGCCGACGGTGACCCACGCACCTCCAGCGACTGGCACGACATCACACACACCACCGTCGACGGAGTCGCACAGGGCGCGCTCGTCTGTACCGCATGCTGGCAGACGTTCAAAGCGCTGGCAGCCACGCAGGACGCCGCCTACGCCGCATACCTCAACAACACAACAGATAGGAAGGAATGACCATGACCATGAATCTCATCACCGGCAAGGCCGGCGCTCCGCACATCACATCCAGCGACCAAGGAGCCATGCAGGCCGGACTGGTCGGAAACGGCAACTACCTGCTGCAAGGCAGCGACGGCAAATTCCCCGCCGTGACCATGCAGTCAGCAAACAAAGCGCTCATCCCGGTCCTCAACCTTGTGATCGAAGGACGATACGCACGCGTCACCGCGGCGGAAACCGTCACCATCGAAAGCGGAGTCACAGGACGGAACCGCAACGACCTAATCTGCGTGAAATACACGCGAGACTCGAACAACATCGAAACGATCGCGCTCGCGGTGCTGAAGGGCACCGCCACCAGTGGCACGGCGGCTGACCCCACGGTACCGTCGGGTAGTATCCTGAACAATTCCGGCACCGTATGGATTCCGATCGCCCGCATTCCGATCAGTGGCATCACCGCCGGAACTCCTGTCATGCTTGTCAAGCAGTTGCCTCCGATGAGCCAGCTGTGGGATTCCGTAACCCAGCCATGGAAACCTCCATACACGAACATCAGACTCACTCTATGT